GGTCTTGCGAACCCCGAAAATTGTCTAGATTTACAAAATTTTTAGTCCTAAATATAAGCTTTGAGCCTAGAACGGAGGTGGCGTAGGTGAAAATTTCAAAAGGATTGACCACTTTATCTACGACGCAGACCGAACTTGGAAAAGCGCTCAAAGTCACAGTTGGCCGAGTTAATCAGCTCATCACGGAGGGCATTGTTATCCGGGATGACAAGGACCCCAATGGTGGCGTTCTCGTCGTTCCTTCTCTTCGCAACTTTTTTAGTTCCCAAGCAGGAAATGGGTCAGATGAAGAGATTGATCTTATGGCTGAGAGGGCGCTCCACGAAAAGGCAAAACGAGAAATTGCAGAGCTGAAGCTAGCTAAGTTGCAGGGAAAAGCCTACGATGCAAGGACTGTAGAGCTTGTCATGACAGAAATGATGAGCAACCTAAGAACACAGCTCCTTGGGCTTCCAAGTAAGCTAGCCCCTATTCTTGAAGGTCACAAAAAAGAAGAAATATACGATATCCTCACCAAGGAAATCGAAGAAAAATTGTCCGAGCTATCAAGCTATAGCCCGGATCTTTTTATGGGTGAAGAAGCAGAAGGGGGTGGTACTGATGAAGAGTGCTGACGCTTTGTGGCGGTATGTATCTGAACGAGGGCTGAGACCTTTGCCGAAGACCTCCGTATCAGAATGGGCGGACTCTTATCGGATGCTTTCCAACACTTCTGCAGAACCCGGACGGTGGAAGACCAGCCGGGCCCCATACCAGAAGGAAATCATGGACGCCTTCACCCAGCCTGGGGTTCACGAGGTTGTGGTTAAAAGCTGCAGCCAGATCGGGAAGAGCGACATCATGAATAATGTGATTGGCCGGTTCGCCCACTTGGATCCGTGCAGCATCATGATGGTGCAGCCGACGGTGGATATGGCGGAGGATTTTTCAAAGAGCCGTATCGAACCTATGATTCAGGACACCAAGGTCCTCACCGCGCTATTCTCCGATACGGGGAGCAGGGATCGGAGTAATACTATCTTGTCGAAGCTGTTCCCAGGCGGACGGCTCATCATGGGGGGCGCCAACAGTCCGGCTGGACTGGCTTCCCGGCCCATCCGCATCCTGCTGTGCGATGAGGTGGACCGCTTTCCTCTCTCAGCGGGCACGGAAGGGGACCCGGTGGACCTTGCCAGCAAACGTATGACCACCTTCTGGAATCGGGTGATGGGCCTATTCTCGACTCCTACCAACGAAGGTGACAGCCGTATTGATGTTGCATATAAAACGGGGACTCAGGAGGAGTGGCGGCATCAATGCCCAAATTGCGATGAATTTCATAAGCTTAGCTACACCGATATGGAAGTTGAAGCCGTGAAAGGACCCAAAGTGCAGGGAATGCAAACGTACCGCGTGAAAAGCGTCAAATGGGTATGTCCAGACTGCGGGTTCGCGTTCACGGAAAAACAAATGAAAGCGGCTCCTCAGAAATATGTTGCCCAGCGGCCGGAAGCCCTGGAGAGTGGGTGTCGTTCTTTTTATCTGAATGCGTTCAGCAGCCCCTGGATTAGCTGGAAACAGGTGATGAAGGAATGGCTAGAAGCAAAAGGGTTTCCAGACCGGGAAAAAGTTGTGATGAACACTCGTTTTGGTGAAACCTATCGCGCAACGGGTGCTTTTGAATCGGACAGCTTCCTGCTGAAGCGCCGAGAAAAGTACGGGGCCGAACTTCCTGAAGGAGTGTTACTCTTAACAGCCGCTGTCGATACCCAGGATAACCGCTTGGAGTACGAAGTTTGCGGCTGGGGCGAAGGAGAGGAATGTTGGGGCATCTTGAAAGGGGTTATCTTGGGAGCGCCTAATCGGGAAAGCACTTGGAAGGCGCTTGATGAGATTTTAGACCGAAGGTACCAGTTTAAAGATGGGTCTGGACTTAGAGTGGTGCGAACGCTCATCGACTCTGGGGGGCACTACACTGGGAGTGTTTACCACTACTGCGAACGGAATATCACGAAGCAGCGGTTTGCACTAAAAGGTATGGGCGGGCCAGGGATACCCTTGGATTACAAAATCGGGAAGGCAAAGGGGCTCAATGCACCGCTTGTTATGCTTGGAGTTGACGATGGAAAGCAGCAGATCATGAATCGCTTGACCATTGATAAGCCAGGCCCGATGTTTTTTCATTTTCCCGAGGATGAGGAAGGAATCATGCAAAACCGTGGGTACGACAATTTGTACTTTCGCGGATTGATTTCTGAGCATAGAAAAACGGTCAAACGAAATGGGGTGTATCGTCAGGTTTGGGAGCCTACCCAGGGAATCCGCAACGAGCCTTTGGATCTTAGAAACTACAACCTGGCCTGCATGTTAAGCCTGCATCCTGACTGGGTAGCTTTGAAGTCGGGTATGCAGAATTTAATAGGAGATACAAAACCTGCCTTAGAAGTGAAGCAGACAGGTCGGAAGTCCAGAGCCATAAAGGCGTCTAGTAGAACAAGCATCTGGTAAGGAGAACATACGATGAGCAGAATCCAAAATCAGCGCCTGAAGATGTATTTAGAAGCGGAGCAAGCTGTGCTGACAGGCCAAAGCTACACCATCGGAAATAGGACTTTGACACGAGCTAATCTAGCGACCATTCGGGCTGCTATAGACGATCTAGTAGCTTCTGGGGCTACCTTAGAAGGAGAGCCTTTGGAGGCTTCTGGAAGCACTAAAAGAGTCGTGCTGATGGATTGAGAGGAGGATATCCCTTGAGCAAACGAAACCGAAAAGTATTGAAATCAAGGATTCGGGCCCCTGCCGTGAAGAATAGTGGTTACAGCGACGGCGGGGCGTCTTTTCAAAAGGATGCTTTGCGCAGCTGGTATCCACAACGGCTTTCCAGCAAAAGTGATATTGATGCAAACCTTGTGACGCTGCGGAATCGTGCGGCAGATCAGGCAACGAACACCCCATTGGGAAGCGCCGCTATTGTGACCAGCACGATGCATGCTGTAGGCGCGGGGCTTAGGCTCTTTCCACGCATTCCTTACAAGTTCCTGGGGCTGACTGCAGAAGAAGCGAGAGACTGGGAACGGAATACGGTGAGGGAGTTTAAGCTTTGGGCCGGATCCAAAGAGTGTGATTGGAGACGGCGGAATAATTTTTATGACCTTCAGAACATTGCCTATGCAACGTATCTTACTGATGGCGACAGTTTCGCCTTGTTCCGCCGCGCCAATCCTTCTTTTAACATGCCGTACACCTTGCGTATCCAGCTGCTGGAAGCGAACAGGGTGAGCAATCCTTTGGGAGGTGCAGGCGTAGGGTACAGTAAAGCCAATGCGTGGGGCGTTGAGCAGCTGAACCCAGATAACGGCAACCATATCGTAAACGGGATTGAAGTCACTCAGGAAGGGCGACTAGCCGCGTATTGGGTAAGCAATAAAGTCCCAGGGGATCTTGTAAATATTGACGGAGCAACGATTTGGCAACGTATCGAAGCCTTTGGAAATACGACGGGGCTGCCCAATATGCTGCAAGTCTGTCACGATATGCGGGCAGAGCAGTATCGAGGCGTACCGTATCTTGCTCCCGTGCTTGAAAACCTGAAGCAAATTGGGCGGTATTGTGATGCTGAACTGACCGCTGCTATCATCCGCAGTTTTCTCTCGATTTTCTTCACCAATACGCAGGCCAGCAACAGCATCGACAATATCCTGCCTAGCGCGTATGAAGATGAAAATCGTGATGGCGAACCTGTAGTGGATGCGGCGCAGTACAAGCTCGGCCCAGGACAGCTCAACAGCCTACCAAAAGGGGTAGACGTAAAGACCGTCGACAGCTCTAATGCGCAGAGTGCGTATGACAGCTACATGACGCATCTTGAAAAAAGCGTGGCTGCTGCGCTCAACATCCCGTACGAAGTGCTACTAAAGTGTTTTGGGTCTTCTTATACTGCCAGTCGAGGCGCATTGCTGCAAGCTAGAGATGAATTTCAAACGCGTCGCGGGTGGTTTGCTGCTGATTTTTGCCAACCGATATACGAGCAATGGCTGATGGAAGCCGTTGCTACAGGTCGAATCAAATGCCCTGGATTTTTTGAAAACCCTGTTAAGCGTGACGCTTGGGTTGCTGCGGATTGGTTTGGTCCTTCGATGAGTATTCTCGATCCGATCAAGGATGTTACGGGGGCCGCCCTAAGGGTGAAGTATGGACTGACGACACGGGAACGAGAAGCCGCCGAAATGACAGGTAGTGACCTCGAAGAAAATTTGGAACAGATTGCTTATGAACAGGATTTAATCAAGAACCTTGGCATTGATGAGGGCAATCCAGAAGTCCTGGCGGGGATTAGATTGAATCAGAGGGAGGGGGTGAACTAAATGAATAGAACCAGAAAATGTTGGGAGATTCGCAATGCCGCAGATCGTGATACTGCAGAAATCCTACTGTATGGAGAGATAGATAGCGCAGGGGATTGGATTCATGAGCATGCGCCCGATGATCCAACTCAAAGTGCTATCAGTTTCCGAAAGGAGCTGCAGGCTCTAGACGGGAAAGAAGTTCTGCTTCGCATCAACAGTCCTGGGGGCGACGTTTTCCAAGCACAGGCGATGTACAACACCTTGAAGGCTTACACTGGGAAGATAAGCTGCCATATTGATGGTATCTGCGCCAGCGCAGCGACACTGGTTGCTTGTGCTGCAGAACGTATTGTCATGCCTAGAAATGCGCTTTTCATGGTGCACAATCCCGCTGCGGCTTACTTTGGTATGCTGGATCAGAAGGAACTAGAAAAATTCGGCGGGATGCTTAAAAAGGTGAAAGAAACTATCGTGAATGTATATCACGCCCGATGTCCAGAATTGCCCGTTGATGACATTGAACGCATGATGGATGAAGAAACCTGGATGACTGCCAACGAAGCCTTTGAGAAAGGATTTGTTGACGAAGTGGATGATTACGGCGTAGAAACGGACATCCTGGATAATGGACTTATCATAGTGAACCATGTGGCTATGGCAGGTTTGGGACCTGAAAAAAGGATAGGCCTGAAGAATCGTTTTGCTAGTAGGAAGACGAAGAAAGAGGTAAAAAACATGAGTGAAAAAGAAACGAGTTTTATGGAACAACTGAAAGCTTTTTTTGCCGCCAGAGATGCTGAAGCACTGAAAGCGAATGCTGAAACGAACCGAATCAAGGCCTTAGACGGTTTGAAGGGCGATAATCCTGTGGTAAATGCTATGGTGGAAAAAGCGAAGGAAACCGGAACCACGGCAGAAAATTTGAAACCTTTCGTTGACGCCGTATCTGGTCTGAAGATGGAAGATAAGGGTATTGAAGAATTAAAGGCTCTGATTACTGACCAAGTACATTCCGGTTCCAATGGAGTGAAGGCCAATGTCGATTCTCCGGAGAAAGCCAATCGCGATGTTAAAGCGGAAATTGACACCATTGTTGACTTGATTAATAAGAAAAGGGGTTGAGATTATGACGATTGTTGAAAAATATAGCATGACGGCTGACAACTTGCTTGCTGGACCGGAAATCCCGGTCCTGACCAAGAACTTTAAGGTAACTGCTGGTACTGCGATGAAACGAGGCACTTTGCTGACGGTAAATACGGAAGGGATGGTTTCCGCAACGAAGAAGGCTGAAGAATCTAGCGCAGTATTAACGAATGATATCGACGAGAAAGCAACGGTGGTAACGGCATACGTTGCTGGCCGGTTCAATCGAGCAGCTCTGATCTGTGCGGAGGGGGACTCCGTTGAAGCTCATGAGGAAGAACTGCGTAAGGCCGGCATCCACTTAACTGTTAAGCTGTAAGGAGGATTACACATGATTGACATTAAAAATACAGTTGCACTGATGACTG